GAATCTCTTATAACTATCTTATATTCAACATTCACATATTTCCCAGTTGATACTTCTATAAATTGATTGTATGTTTTCATATATTATATTTTTTTGCGGACACACCAATTACTATTTTATTCTTATATTTTTTTAATATTCTTGGATGTATTTCCGAATATTTTAGTATATCTTCAATTTCATTAGTTGGTGAATTTTCTACACTATCTTCTATGAAAAATTGATAAAAATTATCAAAATCATTAATGTTTAATAAATCTTCTTGAAATTTATATAATAATTCTTCAGAAGCTCCTATATTAAGATTTTCTTTCTTTTTGTTTAATTTTTCTATTTCTTTTTCTTTGTTCGCAATTTCGTTATCAATTAATAAGTATTCTTCTAATTTTTTGAAATTTTTTGATCTGGCGAAGTTTAATGCTTTTTTTCTGGAACTCATAAAGTTCTTATAATCATTTAATTTTGTATTATCAGATACAACATCAACCCAATCTATAATACCATTATCAGTACCTCCTGCAAAGTTTTCTATAAAATCTTTAACATGGATTGTTAAATTTTCATTTATGTTATTAAACCTTTCTATTTTCATATATTAAATTTTTTTGAGTCTATTAAAACTTTAAGTTCTTCTTCTGGTAGTGCTCTACTATTTTTAGTTTCTTCTAGTATATAATAAAACAAATTTGGATTATCAGCTTTTAATTCAATATAATTAGAAATGATAATATCTAAATTACTTGAATTATAACCAGCAAATAAATCTTCATTTTTACTATTTATAAATTTTATATAATATATTTTTGATTTTTTATCTGATGGTATAACTCCAAATCTTTTTATTTTCATATATTAAATTTATTTAATGTTGGCTCCAGCATATATTTATCAATATCTTTTTGTGTAGCTTTTTTCAATATGTAAGATTTTATTACGGTTAAATCTTTATATATTCTATTATCTAAATCTGTTATAATCCACCAATTTTCAAATGGCTCTTTTGCTGGTTCTTTAATGACTCCTACTTTTATTTCAAACTTGCGCTGCATTTTCATCATTTTAAAAACGACAGTATCTCCTATTTTATATTCTTTTTTAGCTTCAAATGTTTTGATGTATTTCATACTAACTATATATTAAATTTAAAATAAAAAATCCTTCAATAGAAGGATTCTTTTAACTTGCAATAAACACCGAAAAAAGGTGTTTATTGCAAGTTAAATTCTGATATTATTAAATAGAACGTCCTGAAATCCAGAAGGTAAATACTTACCATCTAATCTTGTTAAAGTTCTAGAGAATTTTATATTTTCTACTACTTTTTCTTTAAAATCAATATCTCTATTTTTCTTATAAATGTACAATATATCACTTAGTTGAGTTATAAATTCATCGGAATCAAAATCAATATCATTTGGAAATCTATCTTTGAACATTTTGTAAACTGTGCTTGATCCAGCATCACCAATTCCTTTTAATTCTGGTGTGAACTTAACAACACTTAGAACATTATCACCACTATCACCAGCAACTAATTTTTTGAAATATGATTCTTCTTTATCAACTTCTTTAATTTTTGCTCTGCTTGTGACTTTATCAAAATAGTTCATAAAATCTATATTGTCATCTGCCATATCAAATATATCACCTTCAGTAGTGTCTTCAATATGCTTTAAGAAAATTCTATGATTTTTTGGAACAAAAAGAACTTCATTTTGAAATTTATGATTATACATTATATTTATATAATTTTCTGCAACACTAAATTTTAATAATTGATGAATATCACCATCATTAGATAAAATCAAATTAGATGTTCCTTCTTTATTTGTTTCATTTATAATATGAGCAATAATATCATCACCTTCAAAAGGATCTATTTGATATTGTAAACAATTGTGTCTATGTTTAATATTTTCTTTGAATTTGTCAAATGTATCAAATACAAATTCCCAATCAATATCCAAATCTTTTTTTCTTTTACCTTTATATTCTGGATATATGTTTTTTCTCCAATTCCTTTTACTGTCAGATATAACGTATATTAAATTAAACGGATATTCGTGTGTTATTTTATTATAATCGTTTAGTAAGAGAGTTTCTAAATCACCGTAAAGTGTTTTTAATTTATGTAATATGAAGACGGAACGATAAAGCATATAATTCGCGTCTATTACCAAATTTAAATTAATCATATAAATTATTCTTTTATTTTATTATATAGAATAATTCTAAATTGGTTTATATTGATTTATCAAAGAATATTATAATATCGGAATTGAAAATTTTGGTTGCTTCTGGATATAATTCATCGCTTTCTGCAACAGTTGATGCCCAATGTCTAATAAATGTATATGGATTTTTATTTCTGTCCATTATAATCTCATTTGGTTTTGAAAATAATTTAGAAATATCTATAACCTCGCAATTTGTTAATTTACTTTGCATTTCTTGTGCTAATAAGTAATAATCATTACCACGATGCCATCTTTTCTTAGTTGTTAGTAAAACTATATTAGACTCATCATGTAATTTAAGATATTCGTAAAGCTTATCCGATTTATTCATACCTTATATATAAAATAAGGTACTGATTAATTTACAATATATTTCATATGTGCGGCGTGAGGTGAATTGTCTGAACCAATATAAGTGTAATAAATTTCAATCGCCTCTAATTCATTAGGTAATCTTTCAACTTTACCATTTACTTCATTTATTTTCATATTTTCTCTATAGACAAATTTAACTGCTGGTTCTTCACCTAATAATTGTCTTAGTCCATGCTTAATATCACTTGTTCCAGTATGAGTTAGATTAACATTACCAGAAATATAGTCATTTATAATTTTTTCTTTAAAAATCTTGATATCATCCATTTTTTGTTATTATTTTTTAGTATATATTTAAATTTGTCTGCCCTGTTAATTATTTGTTTCTTTTTTGGTTTTTTAGCAAATTTTTTAGGTTTGGAAGTATATTTGAAATCTAAATAAAAAAGATGTGGAGTTGGACCAGCCAATGGTTGTACTGATACTAATCCGTCAACAAATTCATCGTCTGGTAATACAACATTTGGCTCATCACCTTGAAGTTTACGAAGTTTATTTAATCTATCTTGTTTTTGTTTTTGTTTTTTTGATTGTTGCCAGCCACCTCCTGCAAGTGTTTGAGATGATATTCTCATTGATACTGGAAGTAATGACATTGAAGGATTATAACTTGATGTTTGAATTGGTTGATTTTTCCAATATTCTTCAAGTTCATCTTGAGTAAGTGTTGTGGTTCTATTTGCCCAATTTTTTTGTGCGTTATCAAGTATTTTTAAATTATCAAGTCCTTCAAGTAACCCTAATTTTGACCATTTGTCATAAATTTTTTCTTTATCAAGCATTAATATTATTTATTTTTTCTAACTTAAACCTCCTGATTCCCTGAAATATATCTTTAAATTTATACATATTACCATTTTCTGTAAAATATAAAGGTTCACCACTAGAAAATGTATTACTTTTACCAAAATATTTATCACAAAATATTTTATATTCTATTTTTTGATTATCTGTTAAATTTTCATATTTCATTTTTTCAATACATCTTTTATATCTGTTAGATAAGAAATCAGATGTAAAACTGGATCTATTGTTGATGAAAATTCAGCATTATATGATTTTTGTAATCTAACTAAGTTTGCACCTTGTTTTATTAGATTTTCATTATCAATACTTTGTATTCTGTTAAATAATGGTCGACCTAACGCTTTCATTAATTCTAAAGGGTTGTCATTAAAATTATTAACAACAAATGAATAATTTTCTTCAATATTACTTCTACCATCCATTACAAATTCAAATATATCATCATAACCAGAAGCATTTAAGTTTTTAAACTGATCTGTGTTATTTGTCATAAATACTTCTTGCAATTTTTGAGTGGCTTGTCTTAAATCTGGGAAACTAAGCATTATCATTTTCCTGATTTCTTCATCAGTAATAGATATTGTGTTTTTTGTTGCAATAGCCTTCAAATATTTGAAGTACATTGATTGAAGATAATCAGTTTCTTCTTTTGTTTTAGGATCAAAATCTACTTTGATAAATCTTGAAAGTACTTTTTCATCAATTTTTTGAATATAGTTAGTTGTTAAAATGAATCTAACATGCTGATACCTATCTGAAAATCCTTTCATTGCTTTTTGGTATTCAGCGGATACACCATCAAACTCATCAAGAAATATAGTTTTTTGAGCATCTTTTCCAGCAAATGGATTTAATGTTTTGCAATGCTTTTGTAAATGATCTCTAAGAATATCAACACCAGTATCTTGTGAAGCATTAAATTCTATATTGTCTGTATCTTTACAAAGTATTTTTGCTAATGTTGTTTTTCCTGTACCTGGAGTATCACTATAGAAAATCATATTAGCTTTTACCCCATCTTTAATGAGTTCTCTAATTCTTGGTAATAATATTATAGTATTTAGGCTTTTAGGTTGGTATTTGTACCAGAACATATCATTTTTAAGACTCATATTTATTTAGTTTTAATTTAAATAATATATGATAAAAAACGATAAAGGTTTAAATTAGAAAAGCCTTTTCAGGCTTTTTATAAATTATATTTATTTGCAATTATTTCTTCTTTTGATATTTTGTCTAAACAATTTTTTATAGTTAAATCAATAACCATGAAATTTTTTTTATCTGGATATAATAATGTTGCAGAACTTTTATCTATTTTTGATATTTTAAATATTTTTTTTTTAAATTCATTATCACCAGAACAATTTTTATTGAATCTGACATAATCTCCAACATTGAATGTAGTGTTTTCTTCAAATGTTTTAATATGCATTTTATTTTAAATTTTTTAGTTCTGTTTGGATTTGTCCGTGAATATTTAATGATAATACAGTTTTGCTAACAGAATATGATTTAGATTTATAATCTACCTGATAAGAAGATTTTAATGCCTTTTTTATTTTAGCTTGACCAATATTTTTATCATCTTCATCTACTATTTGAATTAGTGAATCAACATTAAATTTTACATTGGTAGTATCTTTTGTTGCTATTTTAGCTTCATTAGTTTGTTCATAGAATCCTTGAAGATGTTTCATAATAAAAATTATTTTTTAGTATATATAAATATTTTAAAACAAAAACACCATCCGTAGATGGTGCCTTTTTATTAACAACTATGAATTGATTAATGGGGATTTAACCCATAATTGATAGTGCATTTAATCTTAAAAGTTTCTTTTTTCTTTCTTTCTTTAATGATTTTAAATAACAAATATTTATCTTATTATCGGTCAATAAAATTTTATCAAGTGTCACAATGTTATATTCTTTATCAAACTCTTTTACAGTATAAACTTCGTCTGAATACCAATGTGGTAAGATGTTATTTAAACATAATGCCTTTTTTTTACTTATTTTAACTCTATCACCAATTTTAAATTTCATTTTTCTTTAATTTTATTAATCTTGTTTAATTTTATGATTCTTAATGTTTGATTATCAGTTATTTCAATTATTTGAAAATCATAATCGTCTATGTTTTCCCAGTTTCTAATTTTTGTAGTATCATAATTTTTTAAAAATAAATTTATACTATTTTCACAGGTCTTTTTATATCTCCAAAATTTTGCGTTTTCTATGATATGTGTAGTTGTATAATAATATCCTATTGTATTTTTAATGAAGTCTTTAACATAAGAATCTTCTTTAATATATGCGTCTGATGGCGTAACTATTTTTATGACAAATTTCCTCTGATATTTCATATAAGATTATTTTTTGCTGATGTCATTTTTTATATATAAATAAAATAAAAAAGTTTTTATGCATATAGACGAAGAATATAATTATGACGATAATTTTGTTAGAATGACCACCATAGCGTTATGTAAAGTTCTTGGAACAAAAGTCAGATGGATTAATCGTTGGAGTGATGGTAAAAAAATAAGAGTTTTAATTCCTTTTTATACATCATTTGCTGGACAAGAAAGATTTATGTTAGATGCATTTGTTGATGATACTGTTGGTAGCAGAGTAGAGTTAAATACTGATCAAAAACAGAGAGGTATAATTACATTTAAAGGTGGTTCTCAAAAAGATGAAGAGTTTGCCAATCCAAATACATATTTATCAAAAGAAACTAAAATAAACAATGAATTTAAAGTTATAGTAAGTAGAACTAAGGCTGTTCCAGTTACTTTAGCTTATGATGTTCAAATTAGATTGGATAATGAATGGGAAGCTGATGTTTGTTATACTAAAGTCTTGGATGTTTTATTTAATTATAGATTTTTCTACATTAGTTATTTTGGATTAAAGATTGATGCTCAATTTAAATTGCCTTCTGAGGGTGGTATAGAAATACCAAGAGAATTAAATATGAGTTCTGATAATATCATAACAATGAAGTTTTCATTAGAAGTTAATACTTATTATCCTGTTTTTGATGTTATGAGTGATGATTTTGAAATTTGTGATAATGATAATATTATAGATTGGAATTATCTTGGAATTCCTAAACCAGATGGTACATTGCCAAGTTCGGCTGGAGTATTAAAAAGAGTTTATTGGTATCATAATTTTGGTGATAATTCAACTAAAGAAAAGATAATTAGAGAAAGTGAAGAAAATAGACAGAATGAAATAAATAATATGGAATGAAATACTTAAAACAATTTGAAATAATTTCTAAAAGAAATAATAATCTATTAATTAATAAGCCAGATGTTGGTGATTTAGTTGTTGGACTTATAACAGCAAGAAAAAATTGGGATAAAGATTTAAAATATTTTTTAAATAATACTGTTGGTAAGGTTACTGAATCTCGTTCAGTATATTATAGAATTGCATACCATAATGTACCAGAAAATTTAGTACAGAATTTTGTTAAGTTTGAGGATACTGATGGTCATTATGAGCGTTCACTTCTTAAAAGTGATGTTAGATTTGCAACACCACAAGAAAAGCGGGAATTTTTATTAAAAAAACAAAGAGATAAATATAATATATGAAAAACTTAAAGACATTTGAAAAATATTCATCTTTAAAAGTTTCTCTTGATGATAAGAAACAAATGGAAATTAAATTAGACGATGAGGTATTAGGCGGGAAATTTAAGAATAAGAAAATTAAGGTTAAAAAAATAGATATAAATGCTAAAGGCGATATAACTATTAACGATAAACCTTTTTCAAAATTTAGAACTAATTTATGAAGCATTTAAGACAATTTGAAAGTTTATCAGAAGATAAATTATATGATACTTGGCAGGATGTTCAAGGACAATTTGATGTTTATCAATTATTTGAATTACTAGTATTTAAATATGGTAAAGTATTTACTGACACAAAGCAAGCAATAGATGAATATGAAGATGATTATAACCCAGATCATATTTATGAAATAATTGAATATGAATTAAAATCTAAAAATTTATGGGAAGAATTTTTAGAAAATTATCAGGACTATGAGATTGAAAAAGATGAAGCAGATCCTTTTCATTGGAGAAATAGATTGAAAAGACAAGAAGAATTAGAAAAAAGACTTGGTAATTGGGGTTAATTAAAAAATTTATAAAAAATATCGTTTTGAAAAAAAACGAGATTTTTTTGTTTATATATAACCTCAGAAAAGAACTCAAAAATAAAAAAAACTGCAAGATACAGTTACAAAATTAAAAAAAAATAAAAAAATATGAAAAATTTAAAGTATGATTTGTTTAATTTCAAAAGGGATTTGCCTATTGAAGATTATGAGTTAAACATAATTATGGAGAGATTCATCAGTAATTATGATAAATATTCAGAAAAAGAATTGGTTAATTCTGTTAAAGAAACTTTAACTCCATTCTCTTGGGATACTAAAGTTAAAAAATTAGTTGAAGGATTAGAAGAAGAGATTAAAAGTGAGCCTTTGAATTATAATTTGAAGGATTTGTACAAAAAGATTGAAAGAAAAAATTATGGACAAATGTATCGTCCAGCATTGAATTCAATTCTTAATATTATCAATATGAATGACAATGATAATAAAATGTCATCAATTGTTAATGAATTAGTTATTCACGATTGGATTCCAGAAGTTAAATTGTTCTTAAATGGTTATATGAATAACCCAATTCAAAGACAAAATTTAGTAAATTCAGGTAAGGCTTCAAAGGTATTTACATTAGTTGAAAAAACAGAGAATGGCAATTTAGTATTTATGAAAGATCGTTGGTTTTTAATCAATCAAGATGAAGTTAAACAAACACTTTTAGAAGATCACATTAAGGACATTGATAAAGTTAGAGAATTCAGAATTTTAGAAAAAGTTATGACAATTGGAGATATTAAAGAAGATTCAATTTCTTTCAGATTAGATGAAAATTTAGTATTGAGCATTTCAACAAAGAATGATAAAGATGTTTTCTTAAACGAAGAGAAGTTAGACAAAGAGACCACATTGGAAAATTTATTTAACTCTAAAATTATTCCTTGGTTGAAAAAAGATTATTATGTTTTGTCAACAACCGCAGCTCAAAATATTGACAAATTTGTAGATTTAGATATCGCATTAAAAATTGAAAATGCATTATATCCACAATTAGAATGTTATGTATTAAATTATAAGGATAAAATGTACACTTACACTAATGATGCAAGAACAGGCACAGCTTTCTATGAATATAATTCAGCAAATGATTTAATTAATGATGTTCAAAGAGAACTTGATTATGATTTAACAAAATTCTTAGACAATAAACTTTCAAAGGAAATTAAACACTTGAGAACTTTAGAGGATAAAGAAATGGAAGTTAAAGAGGCAATTAAACAAATTGATGCAGGCTTAGCATTATTGAAAGAACATGAAGAATTAGTAAATGAAGATGAGGCATTGAAAAAAACATTTAATGACTTATTGATTTCAAAACACGAGCTTTATGAAAATCTTAAACAAATTAAAGACGACAAAGTAAAGGCTAAAAGAATGATTTTATAATTAATTTACAATAATTTAAGAAAAGGACTTTGTGAAAATAGAGTCCTTTTTTTAACTTTAAATTAAAAAAATAATAACTTTTATAAACTTTTAATTTCTAACATGATATAACATTTAAATCACTATTTTTATTTAGACTAAATAAAAATAATTTAAGGCAATTAAGGTATTTCATAATTCATGTATTTTTAGGCATTTAAGATAAAGTTACACAAAAAATAACACAATATATGGCGAGATACATAGACGACACAGAGTTCTATTATGAGATTATTATTAGTAAAGGAAAAGGAAAATTAACCAAAAAATCTGAAAAAATGATCATCAGAATAGGTGAAGAGATGATTAAAAAATTTGAAAGAAAGTATAAAACATCAGATGATAAATATGATTGTATGCAACAAGGCATATTAATGATGTTTCAAAATTGGCAAGGATTTAACGAGAAAAAATATTCATCAGCATTTCCATATTTTTCTGAAATTTGTAAAAGAGGTATTGCAGGTGGATTAAATGTGATTTATCAGAAAAAAAATAATCAAGAATCACCAAGAATGATAAGTTTAAGTCATTCAAATGAAGGCAAAGGTCTTCATAATATTTAACAGAGATAAAATTTTTATATATACAACTATGGCACTAAGAGATTGGGTTAGAAATGATGGATATATTGATTCATATCCAGGACCTTTACCTCCATTATCACAAGAGGAAAGGGACAAAGAAGTTATTATGCTTGTTAGAGATATTCAATTTCAAGATATTCATTCTGGTGGATATAACAGGTTTCCAACACTATATGATGTTGCTTTGGCAAATAAAGGTAAAAATTATATTCCTGTTACTGACAATACTAAACTTATTCAAGATCCCCCAAATCCTAATGCTTTTAGAAATAAGAATTATTAATGGGATTAAATAGAGCAAAGGTAAAAACAAAAAGATTAAAAAACGGATTACCAAGTAAAGGTAATTATTTAATTCAAAATTCCGAGAAATATATTGGCTCATATCCAATAGAATATAGAAGTTCTTGGGAATTCGCATTTTGTAGATTTTGTGATTTAAGTCAAAATGTTGTAAAATGGAGTGCGGAAGGCTTAGAAATACCTTATCAAATAGTCAATAATAGAACAAAAATGTTGGAAAATCATAGATATTATCCAGATTTTTATGTTGAAACTATTAATTTTAATAATCCAGACGAGTATAATAGATTGGTTATTGAGATTAAGCCAAAAAATGAAACTGAAATGCCAGTTCAGCCAAAAAATCAGACATTAAAAATGTTGGAGAATTTTGAATATGCTCAAATTACATATAAGAAAAATTTACACAAATGGGCATTTACAAAAGAATGGTGTGAAAAAAGAAATTTACAGTTTAAGATAATAACAGAGGATTGGCTTAGAAGTAAAGGACTTATACCTTAAAGAATTAAATTTACACCATCATTTATCATTTACACCATCATTTACACCATCATTTTATAGACTTTCTAATATTCTTAACTTACAATATCTATCATTTAAGTTTATATTTTCAACAAAATATTCTCTTAATTTTGCATGAGCCATATAAGATAAGTCTATATTTTCAACAGAATCTATACTTCCAATATATTTTTCAAAATTGTTTATAGTGATACTTGGTTTCATTTGCTTGTATGGTGGAAGAATATTTAGAAGAAAATTTATACAGTTCATTAATTCATAATTATTTGTTCTAACGTTCCAAAGTCTGCAATATTCCATCCAAAAATCATCATGATATTTATGATAATTTTTTAGAAAATTTTTACCAGTATTATATTTGTATTTTATTTTAGGAAATTGAATAAATTCAGATTTACCTAATTTGCCAAAAAATTTTATAGATTTTTCTTCAAAATAATCTGGTGATGTCATAGATAAATCATTATCTAATAACATGATTCCAGTATAAGTAAAAATATTTTGTAATTGAATTATAGTCATATACCAAAAATAATAAAAGATTGTGAATAAAAAAATATTTTATATATAGGATTATGAAATATTTAAAAACTTTGGAAGAGGTGTGGACGAATTTTGATAACAATTGGGGTGGTTATGATTGGATTGCAACAGAAGAAGAGGAACAATTAAGTAGAATTGGAAATTATGTAATTATAAATCCATTTAATTTTGCCACAGTAAAAGAAAAGAAATTTCTTAATACTACGATCGGTCATAATAAAAGTAGAAAGAAATAAAATGTCTAAAATAGAAAATTATCATTATTATATACAATATAATAATGCTCCAGCATATGTTATATTAAATGACGATAATACTTATATAGCTGAAGTTTATGAAATTGTATTAGAATATAAAAATAAAGAGGATTTGGAAGCTAAAATAATATCAAAAAAATATAATTTATGAATTTTACAGAAGAAGTTAGAGCATTATATGGTCAATATGGTCAAAATATTAAAGTGATTAGAGATGAATCTACTGTTGAATTATTTACTTAT